CTCCGTCCATCCATTTTCCAGTTAACATGTTAACTTTGAATGAACCCACTGAACTATCTGCCCTGGTAGGATTCAAGGCTGACCATTCATTGCCTTCTCGCTTCCCGTTTGGAAGCCATTGCATTATGTATAATAATCCTACTGTTTTAGCTCGTTCAAATAAGTTGTCTTGCATTATAGCTCCGTGTTGTTATTATCACTAAAATATTCTGAAATCAATTCTTTGAATTTTTCATAATCATTTGATCCTATTCTTAATTCATGTTTATATTTTTTTCGTTCATAAGATTTTCCTAATTTATACCAAACGATACTATTGATAACCAACGCAATAAACATTATAAAATTTTCCATATTTCCTCCAGGCATAAAAAAAACCGCATGAGCGAGGCGGCGCTACATGCGGTAGGAGATTGTACATGATCACCGCCTCATTTTGATCATTTACAATCTATATTAAATATACATAATTTTTATTTATCTGTCAAGCAATAAGTAGCATATTTTGTTTGATAAAATCCACCACGCTTTAAATAATTTATGATTTCTTCTCTTGATTTGTCTTTGTATGTTAACTGTATGCAATCAACTGCGTAATTTTCACTTATTGATCTTGATACATCGTTTGAAAGTCTGTAGTATGTCATGGCAACCTCCCTAAAATTAGACAAACATCAGCGATAGAAAATGCAGAAGCTAAAACAAGTATTGCAAAAAGAATAATTTCTTTCGCTTCAGATTTTGTTCTTACTACTTGCATTAAAAAACTTACCAATACTGCTGTTATTACTAATAAAAAAACTAATGCTATCATGATTTCTCCTTTCTATTATCAGTCTTATAAAATCCTCTGCCTTTAAAAATCACGCCTACACTACCAGGAATTAACTTGGTAAGTTTTCCGGTGTGGCATACAGGGCATATCTCTCTTGGCTTATCTGTTATTGATTGCAAGATTTCGATTTTTCCGCATCTTGTGCAGTTGTATTCATAGATTGGCATTTATTCACTCCTACAAGTTTGTATTTGTTTACAATACATTCTCCAAAAAGATAGAAATTTTATATTGTGCCTTTTTCTTGAAATGTATATTGAATATAAAAACCTTTCTTGTTTTGTTGAAACTGGTGATTCTATATAATAATCAAATTCGTCAACCATCGTTTTATATTTCATTTCTTCGCTCCTTTATATATTCAACAAGAAAACAAATTCGTCTTAAATCCTTATTATCTGTAAGTTGTCCGCTAAATCTATTGTCTTTTTCATATAGCCTTGCAGCCCTTTTAAAACAATCTTCTAGAGATTCCCTTGGAAATAAATCTAAAAAACTTTTCATTTCTTACTCCTTGCCTGATAAATTACATAGGATGAAACACCAACAAGCATTATTATTCCGGTTGATAGTTCTAATAATTGTAATAGGTTCATTTATCTTTCTCCAATCGTTCCTTTTTATACTCTTCCATTAAATCTTTTTTATACTGTGAGTATAAATATCCTGATAAAGGGAATAAAACAGTTATTACTAAAACAATAATTAAAAATATTATTTCTTCTTTCATAATTCCTCCTGTCATTGAAAATAACGATAATCCGAAACATTACCATGCTTTTTATGAAACAAGTGAGCCTTTGATTTTCTCACAGATCCGAATCCTTTTGATTTTCCCCATGCGCTCAACGCCACCAATGAAGGGTCAAATTCAACTTGGACTTTTTTAATATCTTCAATATCCTTGAACAACTTTTTCTTGTGGTGTATATGACCATGGAAAAAATAAAAATTCTCAGATGTTGCCCAATATTTTTTCGCTTCCATTGCCATAATCGATGGAATATCAGCAAGGTTTTCTTTATCTCCGTGACTAAGTCCGATCAGGTTTGATTCCCATGTATAATATTTTCTGAATCCTGGTGAACTGTCAACACTAATATGTTTTACAGTTCGATAATATTGTTTCAGAGCTATTCCAAGATAAGACATTCTTTCTGTCCCATGATTACCTTTAATTATAACAACGTCAACAGGTGCAATCTGTCCAAACATATTTATTGACCTAATCAATAATTCAAGACCTGTTTCAAATGATTTATGATATCTCGCATCTTCATCCTGTGGTGTTCCGTGTGCGGTTGTATTCGCTTCAGAATTAACATTAAGAAAATCATTACCGGCTATATATAAAATCCTTGAAACTTTTTCTTGATTGGCTATATTGCAGAAATATTTCGAGCCTCTCAATAAACTATGCTTGCTTATCTTAATATCCCAGTTATCACCAGCTTCAGGAGCCCATGACAACTGTCCATGATGCTGATCGTAAAAACCTACCTTCAACATGTAATCTTCAGGATTTCTCTTGATGATATTAAATTTTTCAATCTTTGGTTTAATATTCTTGATTAACTTTTCAAATTTTTCAGCCATCTTTTCAGCTGTTAAATCATCCGGATGTTTTTCTTCAAGCCAAGCTTTGACCTGGAAGTTTTCATTTTTAAGGCTTCCCCATGAATTAACTATGTGGCGTTTAACTTTCCATTTTTCAAGATCGATCTTACAGAAAGCCAATAATTCATCAAGCGTCCTAATCTTAGCTGATGTTGATACTATTTCATAGTTTGGACCTTCTTTGGTTCGTTCGATCTTCACTGGTGGCTCTTCTGGCTCTGGCTGAATTCCTGCGATAATATCCAGGTTTTCAACTGCATACATTAAAAACTTTGCTGTGTTTTCGTTTATGTTTAATGCTTTTGCAATTTTATATCGACCTAACGTCTCACATTTTCTTTTATACTCTTGGTTAATATTAACCATCTGCTGCCATAAATCAGGTGTTATTTTCAATTAGTCCTCCTGTAATTTTTCAAATGTTTTTCCAGTTGCTTCATAAATTGCGCAATTAAGAATATCATGCAAAGCTGCTTGTTCTGGAGATATCAAATCAAATACTTGTGGTCTTTGAATATATTCCATAGAACACATTACAGCGTTAAACAAAACGTTATAAATCCTTTCAAGCCTATGTATTTTAGTTTCTAAATCTTCAATTGAATTCATTCATTTTCTCCTGTTTATATTGTTTATATTTAAAATATAAATATCCAGGAAGTGGCAATAAAGCAATAATCACAAAACCTGATATAAATAATAATAATTCTGTCATTAGTCCTCCTGTACAGATTTTATTCAATGTTCTTTGTATGAACATAATTCATTCATAATTATCTTTTGAAATAGGTTTACAACAGTAAGGACATAATATAAACCTGCTTTTATCTTCAACAACCTTAATCTTTCTTAATGATTTTTTCCATGGGCCTTTTATTTTTAATTTATCAGTATAATCCCATTCGTGTTGGTACTTATCTGAAGAAATCCATGTAAAATTCTGTTTTACTGGCTTGTTTATATAAATACAAATATTATTGCTTTTATCCTTAGCTGCATAATTCGCCCATGCTGGAACTTGTCCATGTTTTACTTTAAGTTTTTTCATTTTGATAACCATCCTTTCTTGTTTTCATTTTCAGAAATAGATAAAGACCCATTTTCTGATGCTATTTTTTTAGTTTCAAAATAGGTTTTTATCTGTTCATCCTTTTCATCAATGTAATCCCAGAGATACTCCCATGCCCAAACTATAATTGATATAATAGCTCCAATTAAAATCAACCCTTCAGACACAAATAGCATTACAGATAAAATAAGTGATCCTCCATAAGTGTTTATTAAACAAGCTTTGACAGCTTCAATATTTAACCATATTAAAAACAATAATCCAGCCAAAACACATACACCATAAATAATTTTTCTAATCATTCAACAACTCCTTGATTTCTTCCCATGTTTTGCCTTAAGTTTTTTCATTATTCATACTCCCTATATGTCTTAACAATAAGCCCAACGAGTGCACACATAACTGTATATGGAATTGTAATAATCCAGAATTCAATCGAATCTATTTTAATATTACCTAAATTGCTTATAAGTCCACTAACAATCCAACCTAATATACCAAAAATTATTATAATCATATCAATCTCCCTTCTATAATAATATACAAAATATTTTATATAATGTCAAGTTAATTCTGTATTATACAAGCAAATCGACAATTAAACCAATATTATCATCTTTTATTTGTATCCAGTCTGATTCAGTTATTATATTGCCACATTTGCAAAAATGAACGTACGTCCACCAGGGTACAGATTGTTCAACATTTGCTTTTTGAATCATCTTGCATTCTGGGCACTTTATAATATTTACAATTTTATTCATAATATTATCCTTTCAAGTTAATTTAACCATATTGCTCTTAATCTTTTCTGCAAAATTTTCACGATCTAAAATTATTCTTATTACATCAATCTGGCTATCTGTAATTTTATCGATCTTGTTGTTAAACAAAAAAAACAAATCTGATCTTTTTCTATCTGCTGGATCTGTACTTTCTGTAAAATCTTCACCGAATGTACCATAATAAATATCAAGCAATTCTGTCTTTTCATCTTCTATCATTTCTGCTTTGTTGAACATTCTTTCTACAAAATTTTTAGATAATCCGAGATGACCTTTCTTTAATGATACAACATAGGATTTCGTATATCCAAGATTATAAGACAATGTGTTGTGTGATATTTTATTCCTTTTCAAATAACTTTCTATAAAATTTCTTATTCTATTCATTATAAACCTTTCTAAAGCATTCCATTTAATTCATCTATCAAGTATCCGTTTAATATTTTTTCAATATAAAACTCCTGATCCTTGCTTAATGTCTGAAGCTTACTATAGAATAACTTGACTATTTCTTGTTTATTTTTATCAAGCGATTCAAGTTTTATTACAATTTCACTTCTGTTTTCAATAACAATTTTCGATATAATTTCCTTATCTTCTTCTGATAAATCGAAATTCTCAAAAACTTTATCTGCAAATGTTGGGGTCAATTTTCGCATTCCAGTCTCCATATGAGACAGGTAAGATGTTGATACACCCATTTTTTTAGCCATATCAGCCATGCTGATTTCATTATCAATTCGATAATGCTTCATAATTTTTCTGAATTCATTCATAAAAGCTCCTTTAAATAGCAAAATAAATTATACAATATGATTTAATAATCTGATTTTGCTATAAATTTTATTTAATAATCCATTAACTAATTATCATATAAGATTTAAAACATTTAATAACGTGCTAAATAATAATAATAAGTGTAGATTATCTATAATATATAGTAATATATTTTCAATTTATAGTCAAGTGTTTTTAACAGTGATTTAATATATACACAATAGGTTAACTTTGTAAACCTGAAAACCTGCAAAAACTCACGGAAGTCAAGGCAATCCTGACAAGTCTGACCACCTTGCTTGACTTTTTGTGGACATTATAAACCCTTATATAATAATAAAATAATTTTTTTTTAATAATAATATAATAATAAAGTCACGATTTCACGAAATCTTACGACCTACCCTTTATTTAGGGTCTTACACTATACATATGTTTAGTAATAATATTAAACATAGTGGTCGCGTGTTTTTCAAGATAACCTAACGACCGAAAACCTAACAAAATAGATTTTAATTTCTTTTGTTATAGTAAAATAAATTTCTCTGACTTTTTTTGACTTTTTTTTGATTAAATATTATTTACTTATAACATAAATAATTAACCAAATATACAATGCAGCGTATTCCTTGACTTTTTTGAGTTTTTAACTAATTACTTATAATAACTGTATTTATGCAATAACCTAACAAGACTTTAAAAATCCTCTTGATTCTGATGAAAAAATATTGTATAATTACGTCATGACTGTAAAACAACAAGCTTTTTGTGAAAATTATATTGCTAATGGATTCACCAACGCTACAAAAGCAGCTCTTGACGCGGGTTACTCTAAAAAAACAGCCCATTCAATCGGTTGTGAAAACTTATCAAAGCCTGAAGTCAAGGAATATATCAAGCGTAATGTAAAAAAATACCTTACCTCTCGCGATCGTCGGGCTGTTAAATTATTACGAATGCTTGAACACGCGAGCGAATTCGATATTCGAAAACTTGGCTCATGGGATGAGGAGGGTGTTTTACTAAAACCATCTAATGAGCTTGATGATTTAGACGCTCAGATGATTACCGAGATTTATCGATCACGTGATGGATCAATCAGGGTCAAGCTTGTATCTAAAGAAAAAGCCTGGGAGATGCTTGCGGCGTTTACAAAGCTGATTAACGATAATCCATCCAGTGATGATCAGAAAGAACTCGACGACGAGGCGCGAAAGGAAAGATTATCTTACCTGCTTGAAAAACTTAATAAAAAATAAAGTTTTTTTCATGATTTGCTTGACTATTTGGCTAATATGTTGTACATTATAAGTGTAAGGAGATTGATTATGAAATTAACAAGCCGAAGAAACTTAGCCTTAGAATTAAGTAAAAGACCAGTTAATATTTCAGAAGTAGGAAAAGGATTAAATCAAGTTGTTAAGATGTGGGAAAGCAGAAAAGAGATTATTATTAAAGATTCTTTTTTATACAGCAACACAAAATAATAAACCAAGGGCCGGAGCAATCCGGCCTAAAATATTTAAACCAAGGAGATTGCAAGAAAGTAGCTCGTAAAATCTGGAGGAGTGGCAATGAAAACAACTACAATGATTAAGGTTTTATTTTGGATAATATGTTTTTTGTCTGGTAATCTGGTAAGCCTTGGCAGACCGGCAACTGGAGTATTTTGTTTTATTATCGGAATTGCTGTTTATGTGTTTTCTGAATATTTATTATACAAGGAAAAACATTGAGCCTGTCCAAAGCTGAAGAACTGGAGCTGATTGAACTACTCGAAGCAGAACAACGCGCGCAAGCCAGGAAACACCACCTTGATTTTATGGAGTACTGCTGGCAGAAAAAATCAGAGCCTTTCACTAAAGGATTTCATACCGAAAAAATATGTGAACGTATCGATCAGGCTTTCGAAGATTTCAGGAATAATAAATCAAGTTATTTAATGATTAACGTCCACCATAGATCTGGTAAAACAGATTTACTCGGTAGATACTTGCCACCACATTTCCTTGGGGAATTTCCTGAATACGAGGTAATGAGTACAAGCTATCAGGCTGATTTTACGCAGAAATCGACCGGCTATGCGCGAACGATCTTTAGATCTGAAGAATACCGGAGACTATACCCGAATTTAGCATTATCCAAGGAATCAAATGCGAAGTCTTACTGGGAAATCGTTGACGCGAAATTAAACAAGCCGCTTTATGGTAAATTATACGGATCAGGATTAAAATCAGGTATTACCGGTTCAGGTGGTCACTTGGTTTTATGTGATGATCCTCTTTCTGGTCGCCAGGCTGCCGAATCACTAACTACCAGGAATACGATCTGGGATGCTGTGAAAGACGATTTATTGACTCGTGTTGCTCCTACTCATATCGTTATATTTTTATTCACCCGCTGGCATTGGGACGATCCAGGCGGGCGAATAATCGAAGCCATGAAGAAAGACAAAGATTTTCCACGGTTCGAAGTTATGGAATTCCCTGCTAAAGCTGAAGATTATCGCGGTCCTGGGAAATATCCTAAAAAGTATTTATTTCTTGACAGATATCCAGAATCATGGTATATTACACAATATGCAACGCTTGGAAGATATTCATCCGGCGCGCTGCTTGACTGTAATCCACAGCCGAGAGATGGCGGAATTTTATCAACTGACGGGATTGTATACGAGCCAACTGATTTATGGCCTGATTTTGTATCCAATAGATGGATGCGAGTATGGGACTTAGCGCACACAGCCAAGCAGATATCAAGCGATGATCCTGATTATACAGCTGGATCATTGATACACTTTGAAAAGCAGGGAACCGACCCTATACCACATTTATACATTAAAGATGTTAAGCGTATTCGGGAGAATCCTGCAAAGCGTGACAAGTTTATTAAAATGGTCGCAACTGCTGACGGTCCTTATATTAAACAAGGCGTTGAAAATTCGGTTGAATCGAAAGATGCCTATGATTATTTAGCGCATGCCATGCCTGAACTGTCATGGGTACCGATCAATATTAGAGGCGATAAGGCAACGAAAGCCGGGCCATTAGCGCCGATATTCGAGGCGCCTGGCCATGTTCATCTTCCTGAAGGTGCAGCCTGGATAGATGATTGGCTGAATGAGTTGTTAAGATTTGACGGACTTGGCCAGGATCATGATGATCAGATGGATAATTTATCAGCTGGTTATTTTTGCTTAATGGCTGGCGGTATTAAAATGAGTGAGCAACGACGGCGAGAGATGAAGGAAAGGAGAGGTTAATGAAAATTAAAATTATTTTAAGCACAGGAAAAGAAATAGAACTTACAAGAGAGGAATTTGATGAATTAAAGGACAATTTTAAAATAATTGTTTATCAAACAGCACCTGTTTACAATCCAAATAGTCCATTTTATCAAATACCGGAATTAACCTGCGGGGCTACATCATGAGCCATAAGGAAAATTTTGCAAACTGCGAGGTAGCCGGACATAACCCGCGAATATTTGACGATCATCAGTGTATTTGCCTTTACTGCGGAAAGATGATCAAGAATACTGACTTGACTGACCGTGAAGTGAAAATCGTTGATTATTATAATAACCATGTTTCACAAGATCGATGGGCTTATGATTACACAACCAACGATAGCGGGAAAGATATCAGGGTTTCTGATAAGATGGATTATTAAGTCATGAAAATCCTAACCGTTCAATTCGACCCTGGAAAATCAAACTATTATAAACGGCTTTATGATGTTTTCAAAGTATCTGTTGAAAGAAATATTCCTGGAGCCGATTTCGTTAACATCAGAATTCCATGCCCAGAGCGCGTGACAAGTGTTGCGAAAAACCTGACCTATAACACGGAAAAATTAAACATCTGGGCTGATTATGTCAAAAATACCGATGATGATATTATCCTGGCTGACTGTGATATGCTTTGCACTGGAGATCCTTCAAGAATTTTCTTGACAAATTTTGATATTGGTATTACATTTAAGACATGCGAGATTAAAAAGTCTCCCATGAACGGCGGGATCGTATTTGTTAAGAATACAGAGAAAGCCACTAATTTTATAGAGCTTTGGCGAGATGTCAACGCTCAGATGTATAAAGACAGACATTTTCACATTGAATGGCAAAATAAATATCTTGGTATGAACCAAGCGGCTTTCGGTTATATTTACGAAATATTGAAACCGGAATTAACAATGCTTGAACTACCAACGATAAAATATAATGCTGTTGATTGTGACTGGAAAAACGTGGATGAAGATACATTTTTTATTCACATTAAATCAGAGCTTAGGAGAATGGTTTTAATGAACATGGAACCTGACCGGGAATTTGCATATTGTATGCGCGAATGGTATAAATACCAGGCTTTAGTCCCAGAAGAGGCTCCAATCGTTAAGCAACCGAAGCTTAAGAATCAGAAAATAAAATATAGACGCATAAGGCGTCGCGGGAGGCGGATATGAAAATAAGAATCGGTAATATGTGGTTTAGTTCAGATGATATTCCTGTGTCAGTAGAATTCGACGATCAGGAATGGAAAGAAACTGGGTCAACTTATAAAAAGCTGGCAGCGTTTCCGGATTCCATGTATTTTTCAGAGAAAGAAAAACAGGATTTTCTCGATGGCGAGATGATTAAAGTAGGAGGACCAAATGAATAATAAAATGACACGAACAATCAGAGACAAGGCCGAACAATACATCAGGAGAGATGTCAGGAAATGGCACAAAGACCTAAAGGCCAAGAAAGACAACTGGATGATTGCTTCCATCACTGAAGCTGTAATCATTATTATTCTTGCTGTAATTATATTATTATGAAAATAATAACCGCAGTATTTGACTATCCTGGCGAAAACGAGTACTCAAGATGCCTTGCGGCGCTTGAACAATCAGTCAAAGACACGAACCCGGAAGCCGAATTCATAGCAATTCGGCTTGATCCTCCGAGCGAGTGTTATAAATGGAATAAACCGGGATGGCACAATAACCACATTAAACTAATGGCATACGCTGAAGAGTTAATCACAGAGCCTACATTCTTCGTAGACGCTGACACTATTATTCAGCGTGATCTATCAGATCTTGTCGGAGATTTCGATATTGCCATTGCAGAACGGCCAGCAGGAGCAAACGCGCCTTTTAATCTTGGTGTTGTTTTGGTAATGCCAACCGTAAGATCAGAATTTTTTATGGACGCATGGGCTCGCACTGATACCAAGATGCTTGAAGATTATGATTTCCACATGGAGTGGAGGCGTAAATATTCAGGCCAGAATCAATCAAGCTTCGGCTATCTGTATGAAACTATAGAGCCTGGTAAGATTGATATTAAAAAATACCCAACAAATATCATGAATGCTTGCGAGCAGGACTGGACAAAATCAGAAATATCATATATAATACATATTAAGACCAGATTAAGGGAAGCAGCCCTGTCTGATAAACCATTAAGCAAAATTAAACCGGGTTTGAGAAAACCTGTTGAAACCTGGAGGAAGTATGAACAAAAAGCCATTGATAGCATCGGTCTGGTTTGACCGTCACGCAGGAATAGACAGATATTCACAATATGCTAAGGTCTGGAACTATTCAGCGAGTAAGGTATTCAGGAAATCAAATATTATTTGTAAGGCTATGGAGCCGCCTGACTATAAACAGAAATGCCCGGTTTTTTACCGTGGTAATAGAAAGATCGGACCTTCTAAGACATTATCCTGGCTGAAGAAAATTGATATCTGGATGGAACTTATGGAATCACTGCCCATCGGGCCTAAATTATTCTGTGATATTGACATTGCCTTTTTTGGGAATCCTTTTCCTGAGCTGCTTAGTTGGGATTATGATATCGGAATCTGCGGTCATAACTCAGGCGCGGTTTATTTCTCCGGATCGAAAGCTTCCCGGGAATTTATGACACGCTGGTGGGTAGCCACTCATAAATTATTCGAAGATCGTGAGCTATACAAAGAATATGATAAAAAATACAAAGGGCTTGATCAAGCGAGCCTGGGTTATTTAATGGAATCCGGCGAGCATGACGCTAATGTCATACAGCTGCCACGGCGTTTCCATTCGATCTGGAATGATTATGAAGATCCATGCTATATCATGCACTATCACAGCGCGTTGAGGTCTGCAGTCTTTCAGGATAAGGATCTTGACATTTTACCCGAAGGTGTGAGAAAATACTTCTACGCATGGCAGAAATTTCATGAAGAGGCGGGAGAATGATAATCTGGTCAATAATTTCACTATCAATACTGGTTATCACAGCTATTATGTTTTTTATCTGGCGCGTTATTTCAGGCGGATTGATCTTGCTATGGGCATCGATTGTTGGATCTGGCTGCTTCTTTGTATCTGTGGCAGTGTTGCTGGCTAATATAATTTTGGAGTTAATCTTTAAATGATAGTAATAATACTTGGAATGCACAAATCTGGAACCACTTTACTTGCTAAAACATTACACGAGTCAGGAATCAATATGGGCGTGGTTGATTCCGGTGATTACCCTAAATGTAAATATGAAGATCCTGAAGTTTCCAGGATTACAAAACAATTATTATACGGATCTGATAAACGCCATTCACTTGATTTACCACATCCATTATTTGAGATCGAAGCATCTGACGAAATAATCACACAGATGAAAGATTATGTAATCAAGCGAATCAAGAAAGACAAAATCAATTGGGGTTTTAAGTTTCCAGATGTTACGCTCTGTTATGATATTTGGCGCGATGTCTTACCGTATCACACAGCAATCGGAGTCAAGCGCGAAAGAGCCGGATTGATCAAGCATTATCAAGGACAGAAAAAATTCAATCATTCTCTTGATAAAATAAATCAAGTGTGTGATCATTACGAAGCTATGATGTATTCTTACGGCGTGCCTGTTGTAAGCTTCGAGGATATACTTAAAAACGGATTCGGACAAGTTGAAAATATTTTAGGAATTAAATTAAAAGATTGCAGGAGGTAAACAAAATTAAAAAAGATGAACTAATTGCATTTATATTCATATTATGTTTCATCGTTGTTTTTTTCTGCTATTTTATTGTGAATAATTTGAATTAAGGAGTAACCATGGGAAAAAGAAGCCACGAAATAGCGCGACATTTCGACCCTAAACGGATAATCATCGGCGCTGAAATCGGAGTAAGATTCGGAAAAAATGCTGAACAATTGTTGGGAATTCTCCCCAGACTTGACCTTTTATTGGTTGATCGTTGGGAAAAACCACCAGAGGGAGACAGTTTTTATAATTCAGGTGATGGAATCGCACAGCGTCCAGCCGGACACCTGAGAAAAGCCTATTATGAAACACTTCGAAGGACAGAACGATATAAGGACAGAATCCACATTAAAAAAATGTCCTCCTTTGAAGCAGCTCAACAAGTACCAGACAAAACATATGATTTTGTTTTTATTGACGCAGACCATAGCTATGATGGGGTAAAAAGTGATATAATTAACTGGCTACCCAAAGTTAAAATTGGTGGTATCCTTTGCGGGCACGATTATAACCATCCCAGGATAGGGGAAGTCAAAAGAGCTGTGGATGAAATGTTTGATGAAGTTGAGCTTGGCGAAGATATGACCTGGTTTTATATCAGGAGGAAATAAATGGGCTTATTCAATTTTTTTAAATCAAAAGATACTGTTGACGCAGCCGATGTCACAAAGCGTGAAGCACGCAGGCCGAAAGAAACTGACTGGACTGATTCTTATACTATAAATTATGAATTGACTCACGGGCTTTATCATAATACTTATCCAGGTTTCAAGCTGGCTGGTGGCTTGGCGTTCCCGCCAATCGCTATTCCTGCATGGTTTATGGGGCTTCCTGTTCCTGAACCGATTGATAAGAAAGATAAACAGACCAGTGAAGAGCTGGCCGAGCTTGTAGACGAATTCGAGCTTGATATTATGCAAATCAATCTACAATGTCACAGGGACGGAACAATATGGGTATGGCCGAAATGGTCAACCAAGCAAAATAAACTTGTTTGGGAATTCATCCTGGATGATTCTATATCTGATATTATCCGCGATGTTGAAACCGGCCAAATAATTCAGATAATCACTGATGAAAATCTCAAGATAAGAACCGGTTATAATCGTGTTTCTTATGTTCGAAGAACTCGATATTTTACAAGATCAAGGGTTGATATTATCTGGAGCGCTGGAAAAACTGCGGTTCCTGAAGTCTTAAGAGATAAATCAATGCGAAATCCGCTTGGAATCATGCCTATACCTTTTGCCAATAATGCAAATATTAACGAGGTCCGCGGTCATTCAGACTATGAACGAATAATCACAGACCTGAAAGATTATCATGATATTGACCTGGCGCGATCAAACATGCTGGCAAAGTTTAAAGTTAAAATGATTCAAGACGTTGTTGATGTTGATACATGGTTGGCCAATAATGGATTCGATTCAATAAGTGATATTGATATTTCACAAATCGATATGATATTTAATTTGAAAGATCGTGAATCAACAGATTTTGCATATCCAGAGCGAGCCCATGAAGCATACAGCGAAACACTGAAGCAGAAATTTCAAAAGATAGTTGAAGCGTCAGGGGTTCCTGAAATAGCATGGGGACTTAAAACCGAAGGTAACAACGCGTCAGTTGAAGAGTCAATGAGCGCGCTCGTGATGTATGTCCATGATAAACAGAATCAGAAGACTGAACCGTTTACACAGCTGTTTACTGACAGTCTAAGAATTAAACGCTTTGTAAATTTCAGCCGTGATGAAACGCCGATTCACGTTATCTGGAATGATCTTGACTCGCTCAGCGAGCAAACCAAAGCTGTTGTATTTGAGAAATTCGCCAACGGTGTTTCAAGCCTGGTTAATTCTGCCAGTGTTACCAAAGAAACATTATTTAAAATTTGGAAACAGATGTACCCTAAAGCAGTTGAGGACGATTTTAATAAATTTATTATAGGATTATCAGATATGGGAAGCCACGTTCAATGGAAAGGCGCTTCATATACTGAGACATTGGATTTTACATCCGATTAAGAAACCACACAGGAGGACTAAGAATGAAAGATGTTTTAATCATCGGTTATGGCGTAGTTGGCCAGAACATGCACAAAATTTTTACACAATCAGACATTGCAGATCCAGCAAAAGGATACAAGCCAAATAAAAAACATTATGATTTAGCTTTCGTATGCGTACCAACCGAGATGAAAAAAGATGGCAGCTGTGACACCTGGATTGTCGAAGAAGTAATCGAAGAATACAGCGATATTGTCGATGTGTTCTGTATAAAATCAACGATACCACCTGGAACAGTTGAGAAAAAACTTTATAATAATTGTGTTTTTTCTCCGGAATATTTTGGCGAAACGATCCACGCTAACGGCTATGAGTATGATTTTTTAATCCTTGGTGGTGAAAAATCTTTGATGTCAAAAGTAGCGGCTGTTTATAAGGAAGTCATGCACTCAAATATCAAGATTGTTTTCACTGATTCAACAACCGCAGAATTGACAAAATATATGGAAAATTGCTGGCTTGCTGCAAAGGTTACATTCTGTAATGAATTTTACAGGATAGCCAATAAAATCGGCGTTGACTATAATGTTCTTCGCGAACTTTGGTTGATGGACCCGAGAATCAATAGAAGCCACACCTTTGTTTTTGATGATCAGCCATATTATCAATCACATTGTCTTGATAAAGACATTCCAGGGCTTATCGAGTTTGCGAAGTCTAAGAATATGCAGCCTGATTTTATGCAATCAGTCTTTGAGGTAAACCAGAAGCACAAGAATGACAAAAGCTGAATATAGCCGGCTATACCGGCAAGCACGAAAAAGTTTCCCAGGAATAACTCAAAAGGCAATGACCGAGCTTAAGCGAACATATATTGAAGCTGGTAAACTCGCAGCCGCTGAAGTTAGGAAAGCCGAGCTTGCCGGCTTGTCGGATTTAACTATTAAATCCTGGCAAAATATCGAAAGACAACTTGAAGAAGGCGCGCGGATAATCAGAGATAACCTTGAAAAGGGTATTTATAATACATCATCGCTTGGAATTTCAAAAACCAGCGCGATAAATCAAGATTATTTAATCGACGCTTTCAAGGATATTGATCAGACCAAGATCACTCAGACAGGGATTAAAAACCTTTTTAGGTCAGTCAATACGCGTGTTGTTACTTCGATTGCATCAAGAGTATATCAAGACGGTTACACTTTTGCTGATCGTATATGGAATGCAGGACTAGATTATCAGAAAAAAATAAAAGATGTTATTACGTCCGGCCTTGCCCAGGGCCGCGACGTTATTAAAATTGCAAAAGACATTCAGGTTTATATCAAAGATGGAAAAATATCACTTGTGAATCGATACGGCAGTTTAAAACGCGGTACAAGTGGATTTATAAAAAGGATAGGTGATAAAGTTGATTACAGAGCTTTGAGGCTTGTCAGATCAGAATTATATCAATCATTACAGATAGCATCAGCTGAACAAGGCCGAGTGAACCCTGGCGCGGTTGATATGTATGAATGGCTATTGAGTCCTGGCCGTCAGCATTGGGGCTGCGCATGTCCTGAAAACGCCGCGAATTCACCTTATACCTTGCAAGATCTTCCAGATTATCCACATCCTCACTGCGTGTGTGATATCAGGCCAGTATTGCGTGATAGAAAGCAATTTGTAGAAGATCTCAAGCGCTGGTCTAACTTTGAACCAGTTGATTATCTCGATAAGTGGTATAGACAAGATTATCAATATATGGTATCATGAGTTATGGCTGATAATGAATTAAGACGTTTAAATTTTAAGGAAGCTAACGCAGTTAATGTTTTGAGTCTTTCAGGTGATGAAATACCAACGCTCGTTCCTCAATCCAAAATGAACGAATGGTTAAAAGACGATAGCGATCCTTATTATAAGATTCAAATGATTGAATACCCGATTAAAGCAAATGGTTTGATTTACGAAGAATCGTTCTTCGAGTCGTTTGTTAATAAGTTGACCGACCACCCATACCCTGGGAGTAAAAACGGCCATTCGATATTCTGGGGCGAGCGCCAGAAAACTGATTTTTTATTAGTTGGTGGTAAGCTCGAAAAAAACGGAGATGGAACCGGTAAAGTATATTTTAAGAATTATATACCACCAACTGGAGAGTCTGGAAGTAATGAAACATTTATTAAAGAAAATAAATCAAATATGGTTCATTATAGCTTGGTAACTTATCCTCGCGAAACTGTCGAAGAAAACGCAGACGGTCAGAGAATCATAAGAGTTGTTGAATCAATAGCCGGTGAAAGAAATGATGCTGTTGATTTTGGAACTGGTGCCATGAAACAAGTAACTAATAAAGCCGGCCTCGTTGAGGACGTTAAAGCAGAAAATAACAAAGGAGAGGAAATGGATAAAGCTGAATTATTAAAACGGCTGAATAATCTAATGACTAATGGAGAAATATCACTCTCCGAAGTGATGAACGCCATTGGTCAGAAAGATAAACTCGTGAATAAAAACCACGAGGAAGCCATTATCTTGATGAATAGCCTGAAAGAGGCTGGAATTGAAGACCCTGTGAAAGAAATTAACGCATTAAAAGACAAGATTGATGAAAATAGCAAGCTTGTGAAAAATGCGAAAATCTCTGAAACTTTCGGACCTTCAAAAGTCGAAAATGGAAAGGAATCAAACGTTGTTTATAAATACGCATGTGATAAACTCGAAAACGTTGATTCTGAGAATATCGAAAAGGAAATTAACAGTTTAAAGGAAGATCCTATCATGATTGCTTTGCAGTCTCAAGCGGCTGACCCTTCAAGCGATGTTAATTATGTGGGCGTTGTGGATGAAGAAAAGAAATCCAACGCATCGAACGAACAATCCGGCGGACGTCGGACTGTTACGCTTTAAGGGGGTGTGATATATGGCTTTACCTGGAAGCGAAAACACAATAGATGATAAAATGGTTTACGTCATCAAAGAAGTTGTTAACCATATCATGGGATATAATGACACCGGGGCTGATTTAAGCCAAGGTGACTTTGCAGTTGTTGGTCCTTACGCGGCTATTGCTGACGAAGATATCACAAACGGTTCACAGGGTTCTTTTCAAGTACAGGAAGGAATTCAAGTACAGGCTGACGATCTTGTAACCGGTGAATTAACATTCGGAACATGGGGTCAGGCTGTTTATTGGAGCGCTGTTGACACTGCATTTTCTGACACTGAAACCGCTGGTTATTACCTGGTTGGTTATTTAACGAAAGTTAAAGATTCCAATGGCATGATTGAATTCGAAAAGCTCCGATATGCTGAGCTTGTAACAAGCTAAGAAAGGAGTTTGATTGATGAATGATTTAATGTTAACAAAAGAAAAAATGCTTGAAAAGCGTAAAAATACCACTATTCGATCAGGTTCTTATTATGATAATCTGAAATCAAATAATTTCGGTGATGTTGTAAAGCTTCAGAACGGAATGGATCTGGATGTTGGTATCGTTATTTCTGGCGATCCTTGGGTTGGATCTAAAGCTTATAATCAACTTTGGACAGAAATTGAAGATTTACGCCTTCGAGTGAAAAATCAGCTTGATAGACGCACAAATATTTCTGTTTTCCCTGAAGATTATTACACCTTAATTGATAAGCTTCGAATTGATATTACTCGCAGACGTGCAGAGGAAATGGATTATACCAGCGAATTCACACAAGAAATCGTTAATCCTGGTTTTTCAAAGAGTATTTCTCTTGATGAATTCCTTCCTTTCACTGGTGCTTTCCGAGAAATAACTGGAGCTAATAATACAGTTCCTATGATTCAACAGAAAACTGGTGTTACTGGTTCAGTTATCCAGAAGCTTTATGCCCTGGGTCATGCGCGAACTTTGGAAGATGAGCTTTATAATACTGATATTTATGGTATGGAAAAAGTTCAACGTGCTGTTACTCGTGCTCATACTGGATTAAGAAATAATTTAACACTCGGTGTATTGATAGCAAAGACAGCCGCAGCAGGATTCGCAGCATCACAACAGCAAGCAGCAGACGCTACAGCTGGAGCAACAAAAGAAGAATTGATGTATAATACCATCAATGGCGCTATTGAAACATTAACAAAATTACTTGATCCTCAGACAAATCAAGAAATTGATGTGCCTCGAATGGTTATTGCTTGTCGCCCTGGAGACGTTCGCAGAATTAACCGAGCTATTAACGGTCAACTGAATGTCGGTGGCAAAGGTAAACCTTCTAACTTTGCAGCTCTTACCGAAATTTCAGAGATCTGGCCTTATCGTGGTGATACTCTGTATGTAGGAAAAGAAACCATTAGTTATGCAGGTATTGCAAGTAACAAAGCTTATTTGTTTGTTCCTGGATCTGCCGGGGCTCCTGCTTGGACACTCACAAAACGCGGACTTACTCAAGAAGTAGGACGCGGATCTGTATTGCAGTTATCACGTGAGGAAAGAGCCTGGTATTTTGGCCAGACTTCATATATTGAGGAATTCCTTGGATCATCTTCATCAACTCTCGGACTTGGTGCCGGGTATGGTTGGGTTGTTGAAATTACGCTGCCAGCAGCATAATTTTTCATATGGCCTCCTTTCATATGGTTTTAGCCCCCGCAAGGGGGCTTTTTTTATTTGGTTAGTCGTAAATATTTATCATTATCCATAATGTATTTTATCAAGCTTGCTTTATTAGGAAAGCAGTATTTACAATAAGCATCGAAAGATACTCTATAATAATTTTCTGACGTTATTATCTTGAACATAGGTTCTGTTATATAATGATCACCACATTTTTCACATATAGATACACGAACCAAAGGAAAGTGACGCTTTATAATAGATTTTACTTTTTTATATCTTGCGTATTCTTTTACTACTTTCATAGCTCAACTCCATAATGCTTAATAGATATAATCTTTAAGCTTTCCATATAAAGTTCAACATCCATGTGATTTGTTGAACGTCCTGTGATCATGCCTTTATTTTTATCTATTGAATAATTCATAAAAGACATAGTTTCAACGATTTCAACGCCATTAACCATGTGTGAAAAAGTAATATCATGTTGTCTTACTGTTAAGGTCTGGCATCCGATCATAGTTATCAGTAATAAAATAATTATGTATTTCATTTCAATCTCCTTTAATATTTAATATTCAAAGCTTTAAGAGCGAACATGCAGCTTACAACCTGTAGTGAGTTTGTGCGTTTTACTCTCTCGTTGTTCATTGCTGTTATAATATCTCTGATTTCATTATCGTTTGACTGGCTTAAAACCCAGATCCAAGACTTAATATTTGTAAATAAATACTTGTTGTTGTCGATGTATTCGCCAAAAAAATCTTTATTATTCATATTCAATCTCCTTATCTATTATAAATATACAACATGTTTCCTAATAAGTCAAGCACTTTCTCTAAATATATTTGACTTTTTTCAATATTTTGTATATAATTAGCTATGACAGACTGGGAAAAGATAAAAGATGTAAGACTTAAGATTGATGATCCTCAAGGATATATTAACCTGGAAACCGTAGCGACTCCTGCCGCGCTTCCTTCCGCACCGGCGAAGCAAACAGCCTATAGAGTAGAATCAACCGGCGGATATTTTGAAACAACCAAAACAAGTGGCGCTACTTCTGCCGATTACACCTATGTTGAGATTCAGATATCTGATGCTCAACTATTGGCCATTATTGACGATTTGGGATATCAAAAAGCAACTTGTAGAGCTTTAAACAGAATTGCGGCTAAACTTGGCGCACAGCTTGGAATCGTAAGGACTCAAGACGGAGCCGAAAGCACACAATATTTATCGCTACTTGATGCTTACAAGTATTATAAAATGCTTGCTGCCGATTGTAAAGAGGCTATCAACGAGGATTCCGGGAATAATTCAGGTCGAGCAGGTCTATCCAGTCAACCTGAAATTGGTGGAGGTAATCTTTGATAACTCAAAAAACAATAACCTATGGAGCTTGGACAGTCTTGACCACGGCTGGCCAAGATTGTTCTTGCTGGCTGGATGAAGATAATGATGGGGCTGGTGGGTCAGTAGACGTTCGGATTGTTCATTCAGACTCAGGAGAACCAGCATTAAGCGAAGCGACAAAAGGAAAACGCGTCTGGAAACCGTCTGGAAATACTGACATCCTGGAATTTTCCGCTGATAATGTAAACGATATTTTATATGCCACTTGTATTGACTCGGGGGCGACAGCTATTCTGTCGGTCGATGCTGTATGATTGGTAATTTAGCCTATGGAGTAATAAAAGGAATATCTCAAGCGATTGAAGTTATACGCGGGACTTCTCCAGGAGGAAACACTGTAAACACCTTGATTCTTGATGCAAACGCAAGCTCAGTGAATGGAACCTATGATCCAGCGATTGTGATTATTTACGAAGGAACCGGAAAAGGACAGGCTCGTCAAGTATGGGATTATGTCGGTGCTTCAAAAACTTGTATTTTAAACCGTGACTGGAAATTTATTCCAGATGAAACATCTAAATATAAAATCTTGTTTCAGCCTGGCGATACTCATGTAAATGAAGGAATGGCTCAGGGTGGCGGAGCCAATACAATAACCTTGAATTCACTTGCAAATGATCAAAATAATATGTATTTAGGACAGATTGTTTTTATCACTTCTGGAACAGGCCAAGATCAAGCGCGAATGGTTGTTGGTTATAATGGAACCACTAAAGTGGCTACTGTCGATTCAAACTGGGTTGTACAACCTGATTCCACGAGTGTTTACGCGATTTATCCATTTCCAGGGTTTGTTCATGGTAGGCCGAATCAGAATTCTTCTGAAAACGTTTTAATGCGTGATGTTGTTGGAAATAAAACTGATTTGGTACAGGTTCCTTATACTTCAGGAATTCAGTCAATAATGGCTCATTTGAATACAGCTTATTATCATGCTCATGGTGCATCGTTTGTATATCCAGACATAGCCAATGCTGTGGTTTTAACAGCTGGCGCTGGTGCGTGGAATCAAACAGGAGCAATAACTGAAATAATTCCAGCAAATGGAATCACTAAAGCATTTGATATTCACTGGGCATTTATTACTGCCATCTCAGAAAATGCTGAAATACAAGTCAATCTATACTCTGGTGCTATTGGTGAAGAGGTTTTAATCGGGCCAGTCCCGGCAGAACGAACAGCGGTTCAGTCTCAAGCTGGAAGTATTAGGGAGCAAATACCGCAACAGCCAGCCAATACAAGAATTTCGGCCAGATTATATTCAAGCGTTGCCGGAGCGACAACAGCTAAAATTAAACTAATGGGCCATGTTTACTCGGGGTCATTAACATGAACAACGCATCATATTTAAAACAGGCAAGAAAAGGGATAAAAAAACACGTAGAGGAAAACCCGACAGAAATAATAATTTATCGAAAACCATTGGTTGAAGATGGATTTGGCGGATATGTTGAAAGCCCAACGGCAGATCCTGATGATTTTACTATTACTTGCAGGATATCGCATGAGCAGCAAGGTCCTGTAAATAATGAGCCGGTTCCAGCTGGATTATCAACTAATTTGACCAGGTTTATTATCGTTGATTATAAAACAACGATCTATGAAAATGATACTTTCGAAGCAATAGATAAAAATTGGATGATTGGGCCAGTAGATCCATTGATTAAATTCGGTGGTATAATAGGCTATCAAGCACCATTAAGGGAGGCTGAAACAATTGGAACTACCTGAAAGCGGAGCTGATGAAATTAAAAAAATACCGGAAACAAATGAAAGGTATATTAAAAACCCAAGATATGGTCAAGAGTTTTTAACTCAATTTGAAGCCATAGACATGATCAATATTTTATCTGGAATGTTAATGGCTGACTTTAGATATAGGGGCGATTTTGTTGGACGTAGGACTGGTTAAAGCAAATATAAAAAATATTTATGAAAGACGCAAGGCTGCTATATATGCGTTATCTTTATATTATGCAGGGCTGGCTATAAATTATTTTAGGCAGCAACAAAACAATGGGGCATACTGGACGAACCAGACAAACCAGGCAAAAGATCTAATGTTCACTGATGCTTTTATAGAAGGTGATATAATAGGCTGGTTTATGTCACATGGTGTTGAATACGGCCCATATTTAGAATTGGCTAACAATGGACAGAATGAAGCAATAAGGCCAGTTATACAAAGATTCGCTGGACGTTTTTTGCAAGATGTAAAGGAGTTATACAGTGATTTATAAAATTGTGGCACAGCTTAAAACAGGAACTATCAAGAATGTAATTCCTTATGGAACAGCAACCGGAAACAATACGCCTTATATAGTAGTCAAGCCAGAGCGTGACGCAGTTAATCGTGGGACAGTTTACAGAATAATTGTTCACATGAACCCAGGACAACAGATATTTTTAGAAGATTATGTTAAGAAAGATGTATCAGACTTGCTTGATGGTTTCGGAAGTTTAACAAGACACGGAAATTATAACAAGCTTGAGACATTAGACGAATATAATGATATAATAGTAAGTAATGACGACGGTACAATTTCGATGGAGCGTAGCTTCCTATTACCGTCTAAACTCTTTTAGGAGGATAGGAAATGTTAAAAACAAGTGCCAAATACGATTTTGGCTTACCGTTCGCCAGATTTATGGCCTTAAACGATGATCTAACCATCCCGGCTAATGACATGCTCGTTGGTGGTGCTGGCCCGTTTGATTTCAGTGGTGTATCAAATATATCAGCTGTACCATTAAAGGTTAAGCTTGATAACGCTGCCGTTCAATCTTTGACCGTCGATTTATCTGGAGCCGTTTCACAATCTGCTGTCACTGGAGCCGAATTGGTCAGCGCTCTTGATACAGCGTTCACTGCTGCGGTACTTGAGCTTGACGCTTCAGTTGATGTGGCAAATGATAACCGCGTAACCGTGGCCACTACAAACACGGCTTCACCGCCAACATGGATCCAGTTTTATGATGAATGCGCAGAGATTGCAAGATTTGGTCAGGGCTTCGGGTTAAAATTCATTAAGACTGATACTCTTATCAGTATTACAAAAACACCGATTCTTAAAGATGAAGAAACTTTCACAACTACTGACGCCGAAGGTATCGACACTGAGATTATCAGCGATGGTTATCGAAAAGGATTTACGGCAACTATCACGGATACAGCGCAGGATTGGGAATTGATGTCTTTGATTGAGGGTGGAGCCTACGACGAAACAGCAGGAACCTACGAAGTGCCAACCAGCGAAGATAACAAGATTTATTTCTTCATCGAGGCATATTATCCTTATTATTCCCAGGGAACCAACAAAGAAGCAGACCTGGTAGGATACGTGAAAGAATTATATAGATCTTGTAAAGGAACAGTTGGTGATAGAACAAATGAAAGAGCCTGGATGAATGGTAATTATACCGTTACAGGAACTTCATACAAAGATGAGAATGGAGACTTAAACGGTGATACTCAGTTGACAGAACTGTCAAAAACTCAGTATGCAGCTTTAAATTTAGACGACGTATAAAATAAAAGGGGGAATTGTGGACATTGAAAAGACATTGAACAGGATCGAGAAAGCTCAATTCCCCATTATTGTGGTTCCGTTTCACGGAGACCCTGTAGAAGTAATGGTCAGGAAATTAACACAAGCCCAAACGCTTGCTTGTGGAAATATATCATTGATTGAAACGTTTCATGATAAAGTTTTAAAAAAATCTATGGCTGAAAAATTGCGGCTTGGTGATATTTGTAGTTATGCAGAGCGAAACACGGAAATTTTAAAAAAGGCTCTTGTTAAACCAACATATGACCAAGTCCTTAATATGGTTGCTGACGGAAAAACACTTGAAATAAAAAAACAGCTTGAAGAAACCAGGGAAAAATTAAATGATTTAAAGCCAGGGCCAAAAAAATCAGCGTTGCTTGCAGAGATCGACGCGCTTAAAATATGGTGTGAATTTATACTACCAGAAGATTTTATGGCCGCAATCGTTAGTTTTTCGCTCGGTATTGATGAATCAGACATAAAAGAATTATCAGAAAGTATGTTGCTTGAGGCTGCTATATTGGCAGAGCGTGGACATAATAATCCTTCTGACCATATTCACGGAATTTTCACTGATTTTATGAAGGACGATATAAATAAAAGAGCATGGATTTTGTTGACCGAAGAAAGGGAAAAGAACAAGAATGGCCGTTAATGCTGGCACGATATATTCTGATGTTAGAGTACAATTAGATAAACTCTCTGGTGATATCCAAAAGATCGATGCTAAATTTGATCAATTAGCCGCGAGTAATGCCAAGCAAGCGCAAACTGTAGAAAAAAACTGGAAGTCAAGTTTTAATGCTTTGACTGTTGCTGGCGCCGCTGCATTTGCAGCCGTTACACTTGCAGCCAAAGAAGGTATTAAAACCTTTGCTACATTTGAACAATCAATCGCTAATGTTCGGTCAGTAGCCGGAGGAACTGAAGAAGATTTTAATAAGATAGAGGAAGCTGCACGGTCTGCCGGTGAAACAACAAGATTCACGGCAAGCCAGGCGGCTGATGCTCTTTATAGTTTGGCCAGTGCCGGACTTGATGCCAACGAGTCAGTAGCGGCGCTGGATGGTGTTTTAAAACTCGCTGGAGCCACACAATCAGATTTGGCAAGCACAAGCGCCAGCGTTGTTTCAACATTGGCTCAGTATAATTTAGGCGCAGAAGAGGCCACAAGGGTTTCAAACGTTTTTGCGGCTGCTATTGGTAACAGTCAAGCCAATATGGAAAAACTTACCAATGCTTTCCGACAGGTTGGCCCGGTAGCCGGCGCATTAAATATTTCACTTGAGGAAACAACAGGAGCAATTCAGGCTTTGCTTGATGCAGGTTTCCAGGGTGAACAGGCAGGAACAGCATTAAGAAATATATTATCATCATTGGCGAATGAAGCAGACCCTACTACTGTAAAATTAACAAATCTCGGGTTAGCTTTCGATGATCTTAATCCAAGTGTAAACGGTATTATAGATGTAATCGGGACTTTAAATGATGCGAACCTGGAAGCCTCACAGATCCTTGATGCATTCGGAACAAGGGCTGGACCTCAGATATTATCATTGTTGAACGTAGGGAAGCAAGGACTCGAAGATTATACACAAGCAGTAACTGACACGAATAAAGCGGCTGAAGCTTACGCGATTCAAAATGATACATTGCAAGGTTCGCTTGATTCTCTTGGTAGTGCTTTTGAATCCTTGGTTATTGGCTTAATAAAAGAATTCGCTCCTGCTATTAGGTTTGTTGTTGATGCAATAAAAGGGCTTATTCAGTTTGTAGGATCATTGCCAGGTCCGCTTAAAATATTACTTGGAATTTTTGTCGCTGGCGTTCCTGCTGTTTTTGGAATTGTCACAGCTATAGGAGCTTTAACAGCAGCTCTTGCCAGCGTTGGTGTGACATTAAGCTCAGTGCTTGGCCCGATTGCTTTGGTTGTTGGCGGAATAGCTGCCGTAACTGCTGGAGCTGTCGCACTTGGTGACGCAATACAAAAGGCAAGGGTAGCTGATCTTGGAAAGAGATTCAAGGACGTATCAGAAGAGCTTGAAATATCAACCAAGCAACTTGATTTTTTAGTTTCAACTATGGAAACACTCGGAGCTGAAAGTGATTATAGTATAAAAAGAACTATAACTCAATTAAGAAAATTCCAGCTTGAGACAAAACTTTCAGATGACGAACTGAACAAGCTTGTCAATACTGCCAGAAAGCTTGGAGCTACTGATGAAAATATAGCAGACTTAACTAAATCTGTTTTTGATTTGACTAAAGAATTCGGAATTACCACAGATCAAATAGAAGAGATATCACGACGATTTTTATATGGATCTAATGTTTTTAAAGGTCAAGTGGATAATACTATTTTATTAAATAGAATAGTAAAAGATCTTAAAAAAGAAACTGGATTATCAGAGGCAGCAATTTTAAAAGTAGGTGCTGCATCAGAAAAGGTCACTGGAACGTTTAAAGAGCAGCTTGATATTGCCGAAAAATCATCAAGACTAAGAAATCAGTTAATTACTACGGAAACTCAGAAAGCTTTATACATTGCAAAGCTTGAAAAAGAAACAGAGCAAAGACGCGCTGCGGCTGCAGAGGCTGAAAAAAAGCGACTTGAAGATCTTGAAAATGAAAGATTAAAAGCAATCGCAAGGTCAAAGGGTGTTGTTGAGGCTGGATTGAACGCTCAAGAACAGTACAATGAAGCTTTAAGAATAAACGGATTACTTGAAAAAGAAAACTTGATCACCCGGGAAGAATCAATAAAAAAGCAGATCTCAGCTACAGAACAATTGATCGAATCATTATTCGAAATAGGTTATACAGGAGAACTTGTAGAGCAGACATACACAGACGCAACAGGTAAAAGAGTTTCAAAAGTCCAGGAAGGTAATAAAATATTAAGAGATTTAATTGATAATATCTTACCGAATTTAAAAGGACAGCTAGAAGATGCAGAAAAAACAGGTTCAGATACTTTCGAAATTCAGAATAAAGCGGCTGAAGAATATAGAAGAAAACTTGAAGAATTAAACGCTACAAACATCGAAAGAATTGAAATAGAGCGACGGGCGGCGATAAATTCAGTAATATCAGCGAAGCTCGAAAAAGACGCTCACAATGAAGCTATCGACGCATTAAACGCATATTATGATGCGTTGGTTAAGGTTGAAGAAGAGAAAGAAAAAGACAGCGAAAAAACAATCGAATGGACAAAAGAACAACAGAAATTATTAAATGAAGTTAAAGACACTGCCGATATCGTTGTTGACGCATTTTCAAGAATATTTGGAGCCATAAACGAATTATCAGCCGCTTCAGCTCAAAGAAGAATTGATGATCTTGATAAAGTTTTACAGAAAAATATTGAAGCGATAGACGCAGAGCTGGAAAGAGTTCTGGAAGCTGAAGGATTAAAAGAAGAAACAAAAATAGAAAGATTGCAACGAGAAATTGAAGAAGCAAAGAAAATAGGTGACGAGCAGGCAGCTTATGAAAAATCTCAGGAATTACGCAGGGTTCAACTCACTGAAGATGCTGAAAAGAAAAAGGCTGATGCTGTATTAAAAGCCGAACGCGAAAAGGCTCAAATACAATATGATGCCGCAATATCTCAATGGACTGTTAATCTTGCCTTGGCCGTTGCTGATGCTGCTAAAGCAATTATTACAGCCTATGCACAACTCGGGCCAATCGGCGGGAGTATTGCAGCCGGTGTAGTTGGCGTGACAACAGGAATTCAACTTGCAGCAATGAACGAAGCAAAGCCACAACCACCAGCTTTTAAAACAGGTGGTTTTGTATTTCCTACTCGAGGTTATCAGACAGGCGGGATCGTTGTTCCTTCTGGTGCTAATGGGAAACAAATAACCGTTGCTGAAAACGGGGCTCCTGAAATGATGTTAAACGCTGGAGGAGAAGGTGCGGCCATGATGGACATGTTCGCCTCAAGGATAGCAGCCAAGATCAACAGCGCGGGCGGCGGAGTAATTCAGGCGACTTTTGTGATGAACGGTAAGAAGGTTGCAGAAGGTTCAGCAAAATATTATAATAACGGACAAGTAAGGATAATTCTATCATGAGAGTTTTATTTGATAATGTTTTACTTGATTATGACACGATTTCAGGAGATAACGAAAGTAATAATTATCCGGCCAGCAATCTGGTTCACAGGATATTGACCAAGCGTTATCAGTTCTCATATGGTGCATCAGATCAAATCACGATTGATTTAACTGATTCTGAATATATCAACTGTTTGTTTTGGTCGTTCACAAATGGAACGCAGATTGATTTTAAATTATATGACGCTTATGATGTTTTATTAGCGAGTCATAGTTTTACAGATGTTTCAAACGATTCCGGAAGCTATTATTTTAGTCAATCATATTTCACTAAGAAAGTTGTGATTGATTTATATGCTACTAACGGAGCTTATTTGGGCGGCGTCGGTGCTGGTGAATATTATGATTTTGGATCACCAGTCAGTCCATGGGATGAAGAGAAAATAGATAATAGTATTGTCGGAATTTCCCCAGCAGGTCAAACATCTCAAAATTATGTTGAGCCTCTTGATAATGATAATTGGTTATTTAGAGACTGGACAAGGGATCAGATAAACGAGCTTATAAATATTTATAAAGCGTATGGACAAGGACATATAATATGGGTTGATCCTTTCGAAGAAAATGATAGTTTTAGATACCCATATTATGGAATAATAGGGGGTCCGGTCGTCCCTCAGAAAAACGGTCGAAGATACGATTTTGAATTTAGAACACCGGAGGCACGTTAAATGGCTATAGAAAAATTAAGTTCCCCGAGTAACCCGCCATCAAGCAATCTTGATTGGGGTTATGCTGTAACATTGATTGAAAAAGCGTTTTTGAATGAAGAAAACGGAATCAGGATTGATTATGATAATGATCTGGTTTTAAAAGGATCAGTTTTCCAGGTTGGCGGATCTGTTTATATTGCTACTGCTGACACATCAATCACAGGATCTGCGAGCGATTATGTTAAATTAACAGTAAGTGGATCAAATTTGGTGCCTTCGTATGTTGCTAATTTAACAGGAGTTACCTGGAATTCAACGTATCGCGGTTATTATGATGTTTCTGGAAATTTGCACGTATTTGATGAAGATAAAGCTTATTATGAAGGAACGATAGCTACGGTTTATAAGTCTGATGGTAAGAGGGCTGTTAATGTGGTAAATTATGTTGAATCTTATACAACATTATTTAAAATACAAGCTTCTTCAAGGGCAGCCGCAGACGAGGCGTCAACCGGAGGAAGCGCGCAAACTTTAACATGGAACACAGACGATTTTAATAATATCACAGGAGCTTCAAGGTCTGGTAATGATTTCATATTGCCAGCAGGTAAATATACATGTTCTGGTTTTATTAAAGTAAGAAGAGACATTATACAATTTGCACTATACAATGTCACAGACGCTGTTATTATTGGAGATTTGTGTCAAAATGATAGTGTTTCAGATCAGATTACATTTCCAACTTTTGAGCTAACATTTTCTATATCCAGTCAGAAAACAGTAAGGGTTCAATATTATACAGTAACTGGATATGCGTTTTCATTTCCTGGTGGAGCTAATTATTTTGGAACTTATCAGCCGAGAAGAAGTATAACATTTGAGAAAGTAATATACTAATGACAATAGCAGAATTAACAAGATTTATAAACCTTGAAAATCTCACTCCTTACGATGCTTTTGTTTATAAAGCAACTCCAAGCGTATATGAATATCCTTCTTTTTGGACTTCAACATTCGGATTCGATGCTGAATCAAGTAGCACAGTTATTCTAATAAAATCAATCGAGCATTTATATACAAATAAATACAGCGCCGTGAATTCTGCTTCCGCATGTGTCGCTCAAGAGCGCTCGTTTTTTTTTGATATACCAAATCAGGTTATTTATGTACACGTTGACCATGATCAATCGAATTATCTTGAATCAGATGTGTATCAGTATGGACGGGCTTATGGATTCACTGACAAAGATTTAATTTATATTGATGATCTTGAGTATTTACCATATTTAAAATCAGTTCCTTCAATAGCACAACAAGAGGATTTGCAAAATTATGATAAACTTTCATTGATAACAGGATCTTCAGTATTCGAGAATACAGGCGCAGATTTTGACGATTTTATTGATGAAAATATATATGGAAATGATATTGATTATTATTATATAAATGATGATTTACCAGAATACACAAGGTCTGATCTTGTTCCTCTTTCATCTGTATTTATAGACGATTATCAATTTTCATTGACAGAGTTCGAAGTATTCATCCAGGATAAACGAGCCGCGCAAAATATTGATATTCCATCACATTTATTTTCAACTTCTGATTATCCCAATATTGACCCTGATTTAGTTGGAGAACCAATACCGTTGATTTATGGAACGCCAAGAATATCAAAGGCTTATCCTGTGGACGGCGAAACAACCGGAAATGTGACTTATAGACAGGCTGAAGTATTAACTTCACTCGGATCTGTTGAGGTTAAAAGCGGTGATTCCTGGGTTTCTGCCACGCCATTGAGTTCTGATTTATCAATAGGAAGCTTCACGCTTGATTATGCTGATTGTCGCGATGGTGGCCTGTCAAATGGTGATGTTTTGGAGTGCCGTGTATTGGGTTCAGCTGGCATTTCAAATACTTATGGGTCAGACCCAATCAAGGATCTTAACGAGCGAGAGCTTGGAATCCCTTATAATTCAAGTAATTATGACACAACAGAATGGGAAACTGAAGAAAAAAGCCTATCTGAATTAGCTGTTGTATTCGATAAACCTATAAAATTATTTGATGCTATCAAACAAATCCAGAATGGAGCTAATCGCGGGTTCCGTTATGAAATCAACTCAACAGGATTAAGAACTATACGAGTATATAATGATTTACGTACAATTAGCAGACATATAGAAAAAGTTGAAATATTTAATATAAATGAACTACCAATCACATCTAATAAGGATTTATTAGCAGCAATTGTTAAAGTAAATTATGACAAAGATTTTAATTCTGGTAGTTTCAGAAAATATATTTATGATGATAAAGTATCTGAAGTTTTGCAAAATTACAAGCAATCTCCCACACTTACCGTTGATAGCCTTGTAACTACAGAGACAGATGCAACACTAAGAGCTTTATTTGAGTTTTCAAGATTTTCAGATATTCCGAGAGTTTTTGAAGCCGAATTGACAGGAGAGGACTTTTTTAATGTCAGGATTTATGATACAATAACAATAGAGATAACGCCAGGTTTTTATGATGTTGATACTGGAGAGTTAACAGGACGGGAATATTTCGGGTGTGTTGTTGGATTGGTTATCTCTATTGATCCTGATTTCAAGAATTTACGGAATAATATCGGTGTTCTGATAATCAGAGATTTTATACCAAGGGTTGAATTTGTGGCTGATCATAGTAAGATAAGAAGAGAATTTACCACAGGAACAACACTTGATACAACTTTTGTAACATACGAATAGGAGTTTTTATGGCAGTTAAACAAGAGGTTGCAAACTGGGAACTTAAAAACTGGTCAACGATTAAAGATCTATATACACCATTTGAAGGTGAAATCGTTTATTTTGAATCTGTAATTACTGGTCAGCAAAATATAGTTTCTGTTGTAGGAGATGGATCAAGTTTAGTTTCTGCATTGGCGTTTAATGAAGAACTTGAAATATTTTCATCAGCGACAGTTGATTTATCAAGCTTGAGAATAACAGGATTGAAAGTAAAAATATACAATTCATCTTCATCAGCAATTCAAGTTAATGTAAATACGAGCGGTTCACCATCTTATGAATATATAAATGCAAAAGATAATACTCGAGCGTTTTTCGATGGTTCTGATTGGCGCGTTGATGATGGCCTGAACAATGGAGATATAAAACCGTTCCATAAAAATTTCGGCGGTAGATCTCGGGAAATTCCCTGGGGGTATGTTGAATGTGACGGAACAGCAATATCAAAATCATGGAGCGAGGATAACGGCCAGACAATAAATGATCTTAACGGTGATGCACGATTTTTGCGTGGTGGGTCAACTTCTGGAACTGAACAAGCTGATGCTTTTCAAGCTTGGCAGGCTGTTATTGATAGTGGAGGTACAACTTATTATGGTTTTTCAGATTCTGATGCAGCTACTCCAGATGCAGCCGCAGGTGCTAATTATACACTAAATAGGTTCAACAGTGGCCAACAAGGGGCGGCGACTATGATAAAAGCCGGAAACGATGGGACTAATGGCGACCCAAGAACAGCGGATGAAACAAGACCTGTCAACATGACGGTTGTATATATTATGAAAGTGTGAGGAATATAAAATGCCAGGATTAACACCAGATGATGAAACAAAAATTGATTTGAAATTCGCAAAATTTAAAGATGAAATAAAAAAAGAAATTTCAGAAGATCAAAAAGAGAGTAACAAAATGATTAGAGAAATACACCAGGAAATTATAGGTTATGGCGAAAGAAAAGGGATTCTTGCCATAAGTAACGATCATGAATGCAGGCTTGACGATCACGACACAAGGCTGAAAGATCTTGAAGAAAATAATAAGGGTAAAATAGAAACAAGAAAAGCCGTTTTTGGAATGTTCGGGAGCGCTGGATTTGGTGGCGCTGCAATATGGATATTAAGCCAGATTTTTGGAGGTAAATAATATGAAAGAAATATTAAACAGGATTAAAGTTTTTATTTGTAAAGTAATCGCTATAAATGGAGCGTTTTTTATCATGGCTACTATCGCGTTTTTTATGGATAAAATCCCTTGGTGGGGCTGGATTATTTGCTCAGGCGCTGTTTTAACTTATAGAACAATCCAGAAAATTAAAGATCTTATAACCGCGTTGAAAGGTAACAATGAAAACTCATGAAAAAATACTTATTATTGCTGTTGTTATTTTGGCTATTGGTTGCGCTACCGGTTGGATCTTTTGGTCAATCGAAAGAGGAAACGGAATCGCAAATCTTGAAGCATATCGACGACTTGGAGAATTATATAAAGAATCTGGAATCATCATTGATGATCTCAAGGCAACAATTGAAAACGGTCGAAGAGAGCTTGAACAATATAAATCAGCTTACCGAAGAGAATACAATCAAGCAAATGAAGCTTTACAAGTCATTATCGGAGAAAATCAAGCTGCTGGAAGCGAAATTGAAAGAATCAAAGCAACAATTAGCAAGCTTAAAAAACTCACTAATTATTACTTCGATAATTTCGGTAGTGGTGGGCTTGTTAGCAGGCCTCTTAGCTGGACTATATTTGAAGAATAATCCTTGAATCTTGGTCAAATATTTCTCCGTTTTCCTCTGGGAAACAATGACCAGTTAGACAAGTGCAAAATCCTTTTATTTGAAAATCACACTTGTTAGAACATTGCAAAAAATATTTTGTTATAGGCTCGATATTAAATCCTGTGCTATAAGGATCTAATATCGGAGCCTCTTCGCCTACAACGTATTCTTGATGACTCATTAGAATGGAATATATTTGTTATAATTAGATGAAGTATTTGCATCTTCGACGGTCACAGTTACTGCTTCAGCCTGTTTCTTATTTCCTTCTATGATGTAAGGAAATTTACCATTCGGAATTTTTAAAATAATCTTGCTTCGCTTGCTTCCGTCTTTTTCCCATGACTGTTGCTCGAGTTCGAATTCTGTATTTATCTGTGTTCCTTTGCACAGTTTTTGAATCCAATATTGAGGTTTTTTTGTCCAAAACTCAACATCAAGCCAGCTTGTTTTATTCTGCCAGTTTCCTTGATCGTCCTTATAGGATTTATCGTTGTTAACGATTGAAAACTTAAGGCATGAATACTCGCTGTTCTGTGGTGCAAAAATTTCAGGATCTTTTCCTAATGTTCCGCTTACTGTTCCATGATTCATATTTACTCCTTTAAATCATTGATATTAACCGACTGGTCAATGTATTCGTGACTGGTCGGGTTATGGCTTACGATTAAAACTTTGTTATCAGTCCAGAATTTCTTCTGGATCTCGTAATAAGTTGAAATTCGATCTGGATCTATAGGGCCGTCCGATTCGTCCATAATAATTGGATCATAACGACGTTGTAATCTCTCGTTACGTTTTTTAATTAAAGCTTTGGTATAAGCATCAGATAAAAACGCTTTCTCTCCAGGTGAGTGTTTCAGGAATGACTTTCCTGTTCCTTTCTCAGAATCATAAACGATAATATCAAACCTGTCAACCGTTCCTGATTTTCCTTGATCTTGTGTTATTGTTTCAAATGAAAAACGTGATTCAAGAAATGGTTTGATTATTCTTGTTGCTTCGCTGTCAATATCAGATATGATCATATCAAGTTCAAGCGCTGGAATTTTTGAAGGTTGAAGAATTTTAGCAATATATTCCCAGTCATCAAGCTCTGAAGATAATCTTTTTATTTCCTTGGTTTTTTCATCGATCTTTGATGATATTTCATTTGATTTATCGATTTTGTCTTGTGTTGATTTAACAGCTGATGATATTTGAATTAACTCTTGATTTGCTGCGTTTAATTGTTGTTTGGAATTTTCAATAGATTTTTCAAGATCAGAAATAATATTATAGATTTCTTCGTTGATATTATAGGTATTTTGTTTTAATTCTGTGATTGAATTTGTTGAATTGTCGATTGCATCTTCAAGGGATGTTATATTTGCTTTCGCTGTCCGTCCTGCTTCGATTTCATCTTCAAGAGCTTTTACTTCTTCAGATGTTAATTCTGGTAATGATTCATCAACAGGTTTATATTCTGGTTTTGGTGTTGGTTTTGGGAATTGTGGAGTTTGTTTTTTAAGATTGGAAATAAAACCATTGTGATAATTTATGCTATTTTCACCGAGTTTTATTTCTTCTTTTAGTCTGTTTATTGTTTCCTGAACATCTTCTGGAATATATCCACATTTGACACAAGGTGTATTTAATGCGTTGATTTTTAAATTGTGTGATTCAATAACCTGTTGGGCTTTCTTGATATTATCTTCGAGACCTTTCTTCTCATTATTGTAATCACGTTCAGCATCTTCATTAAGCTGACTGACTCTGCGTTCTTCGTCTGATACTGCTTGATTATATTTCTTTTCAAGTTCTTTATTTTCCTGAATAATTTTATTATTGTCCAGCTTGGAAATATTTAATTCAAGCTTTGATGATACATCCTGAAGTTCTTTGATTTTATTAAGTTTTGTTTGGATGTTGAATTCAAGATTAGATATCTGT